ATATATTCTTGACGAAGGGCTTTCCCTGGGCCGGTACGTCACAGGCTACCGGAATAAATTCTTTTACTCTTCTGGATATGGCGGGTATACCTGGACACCGAAAGAATCCGCACTTGAGGATATTCAAGCTGCAATTGAACCCTACGTGCTCCGCATTAAGGCCGACGATTGGCTAGACTTGCCGGAGCTTATTATTGATGACATCAAGGTGCAGTTGCCGAAAGATGCCATGCGGATGTACAAGGAGATTGAAACCCACTTCTTTAGCCTTATCGCGGACACCCCCATTACTGCGGGGAACGCAGCGGCGGCGGGCGTCAAGTGTAGGCAAATCGCCAACGGTGCCATCTATGGTGCAGAAATTGAATACCGCCCACAGCGCGAGGTTCACATAGTACACGACGCCAAGCTGGACGCTACAGTGGACCTCGTAGAACAGCTACAAGGACAGCCCGCCCTGTTAATCTATGAGTTTGACCATGACCGCCAGCGGCTACAGAAGAAGTTTGACGCCCCGGCCATAGGAGGAGGCACCAGTGCCAAGAAGAGTGACCAGTATATTCGCGCGTTTGCGGCGGGTGATATCCCCCTACTCGTCGGACACCCCGCGTCGATGGGGCATGGCATTGATGGTTTGCAAGACAGTTGTAGACATATCATTTGCTACGGTATCACCTGGAATCTGGAACATTACCTACAGACGATACAACGAGTCCACCGTCAAGGGAATACAGCATCAACTGTCATACTGCACAGAATTATTGCCGAAGGTACGCTAGACGAAGTAGTGGTAGCCACTTTGTACGATAAGGAAGCTACCCAGGAAAAGTTTTTAGTTGGACTGAGGAACTATCAAAATGACACCAGATAACCCACCACAAGTCGGGCAGACTGCCCGCGAACAAAGTGAACTAGAGCGGTTGCGTGAAAAGCTGCTCGAAATTGACAACCGTATGGGCATAGTTCATGGTAAATCAAGCGGTATGATTGACCGTTTGCGTGGGGCTATGCCTGAAGCGGTATCCAATCAGACAGACGCCAAGCCAGGAGGTGGGATAACCAACGCACTCCATGTGCAAGCAGATGACATTGCCAAAACTGTTGAGTCAGTCATTAACGTGCTGACTGAAATGGAATCGCATGTTTAGTGACCGTGCCGACTAACAACATCGCCCGTGAACGAGCCAAGGCGCAAGGGGCCTCTACCTACGTCGGATACCCTTGTAAGCACGGACACGATCCTATACGTTATGTAGGAACAGGTGCGTGCGTTGAGTGCCAGCGCCAAGCAAGAAAAGAGTACAAACCTAGTTCTTCTTACAAGAAAAAACCCGAGGTCTGGAGGATAAGCAAAGATTGGACACCAACCCTTGCAAATGACAAAGACGCGTGTTAGTATGCAATGGCACTAACACTCACTCACAGAAAGGAGCCAATGACATGGCCGAAGAGAAAGGTACCCGAAGCAACCCACCCAAGGATAACAAAGCCGAGGACGGCGAAAAGAAAATGAAGCAGCGGGGTAGCCCCCTGTTTCCGTCGGAAGGTGTGATTACGCTGCGCGTGGACACCAACCCGAAGCGCAAGGGCAGCAAGAGCTACGACCGGTTCAAATACCGGAATGGCATGACGGTTGCCCAAGCCATCGCCCAGGAGGGCGGGCCAACTTACGCAGACCTCAAGTGGGACAGCGAGCATGGCTTCATTGCCGTGAACGAGACCCCGGAGATGAAGGCCGCGTACGAGGCCGAGCAGAAGGCCAAATCGGAAAAGAAAGCAGCCAAGGAAGCTGCCAAGGCCGAGAAAGCGAAGCTGGCTGCCGCAAAGAAAGAGGCTGCCGCAGCGGATAAAAAGGCAAAGGCTGACGCCGCCGCCGCAAAGAAGCCAAAAGAAGGCGAGGGCTCCCGCGCTAGCGCGTGAACTTTCCGCTAGGGGGCGGGCCATCGACCCGCCCCCGATCTTTACGAGGTGAATAATGCACATCTACATTCCTAGCTCTGGTAGAGCTACGCGTCAGATTACGCTCCAGAATCTTCCACTTGCTTGGCGAAAGGGTACTCGGGTCGTGGTGCCAGAAGATGAATGGTCCACCTACATAACCCGCATATCGGGTAGCGAAGCGATGCTGATTAAATGCCCTGTAAAGGGCATCGGCAACACGCGTCAATGGATAGTTGACCACTGTCCCGGCCAGTACCTATTGATGCTAGATGATGACCTAACTTTCTTTGAGCGTAGGTTAGATGACCGTACCAAATTTCAGCCCGCGAATAATAGTGTTGTAGATATGATGCTTGACGCCATCCGTACCCACCTAGAGTTTCATGCTCACGTTGGGGTGTGTACCAGGGAGGGTGGAAATAGGCTGCCCAACGAATTTTACCGCAACACCAGGACTCTACGTGCCTTGGCCTACGATGTCCATGTGTTACGCAAACACGATATTCGCTTTGATGCCATGCACCTGATGGAAGACTTCTACGTGAGCCTTAGCTTGTTGACCGCAGGCTATGGCAACCTACTTCTCAGTGATTGGGTACATGACCAAGTGGGCAGTAACACCGATGGAGGGTGTAGCCAGTACCGTACTATGGACGAGCAGTCACGGGCGGCACGTGAACTAGCTACCGCATTCCCAGACTACGTAACACTGGTGAAAAAACGTACGAAGACCGCTTGGGGCGGTAAGGAGCGAACTGATGTACGCATACAATGGAAAAGAGCCTATGCAGATGGTAGAAGGAAGGTTAATTCATTGGATTAACGAGCGGTACAGCATCTTCGCCAAGCGTACGAATGGGGCTGACCCGCCCTGGACTGACGACCCCATCTTGCAGAGCTACAGATTCTGCAATGTACATAGGGAAAACGATAAGGTCACTAAGTGGATTGCCGAGCACTGGCGTAACGAAAACTTCGACCACCCAGATCTCACTGCGGCTATGACCCTAGCCCGAATGTTCAACCTGCCTGACCACTTAATTGAGCTCTGGCCCTTTGTAGACTGGGATTTAGATGATATGTGTCGTGTATCCAAGGACCGGCGTGCCCGTGGGGAAAAGTGTTTCAATGGAGCGTACCTCATTACTACCTGTGGCGTTAAGATGGACAAGCTGGATTACGTCTACCGTGTGGTGGCTGACGTCGCTAAAGACCGCGTGCTAAGAACGCCGTGTTATGTTACACTGGCTGATTACCATAGCAGGCTAACAAACGTGAAAGGACTCGGTGATTTCCTTGCAGCACAGATTATTGCGGACCTCAAGAACGCACCTGGACACCCGCTACAGGACGCCTGTGACCACCTCACATGGTGTGCCCCTGGCCCTGGTAGTATGCGGGGATTAAAGCGTCTGGTAGGCTCGACAGGTGTCACCAGGGGTTCCTTTATGGGGGTGGCCCTGGCTATGTGGGGGCGCATACGCGACAGGCTTAACCCGATGCCTGGAATAGATATGCAGGATTTCCAAAACTGCTTATGCGAATTCGATAAGTACGACCGCACCTACTTAGGTGAAGGCAAACCGAAGCAGAGGTACCGAGGTGTCTGAAGGAACCCTTACAGTAAGAACACAGTTTGAGGATGGCAGGGTAACTGCCAACCTGAACGTGCCTGGGGAGCCGCCCACCTGGATACAAGTCTTCGGCTGTATAGAAGATGCAGAGATATTTGCAGAAGATCACGGTCTAGAATTTATTGACGAGGTGACTTCTGATGCACACGATCTCTAGAAGAAACGTAAATGACGCTTACCCAGATGGCCTGTGGTATCTCAAGATTAACGGCAATGTGGAAGAAAGTCGCAATGGCAGAGTTATTGTCGCTCCTAATCCCGTGGTTAATGTTTATCATAATCCTAGGGAGCGCGTACTATTTGACTCTGTAAGGGACGCCAACCCCTTCTTCCACTTCTTTGAATCTCTGTGGATGCTGGCGGGGCGACAGGACGTTGACTACGTGGCGCAGTTTGTCTCCCGTATGCGCGACTACAGCGAAGACGGCGTAATCTTAGAGGGGGCCTACGGGTATCGCTGGAGACATAAGTTTGGCTATGACCAAATAACATGGGTAATTGACCACCTGCACAACGAGCCTGAAAGCAGACGGGCCGTAATAACGATGTGGGATCCCTCCTATGACATCGCATACGGTAGCAAGGATCTCCCTTGCAATACTCAAGTTTATGTGAGCCTCAGCTACCGCAACACGGAACCAGAAGTTGACATTAGCGTGTGCTGCCGGAGCAACGACGCTATCTGGGGGTGCTACGGGGCAAACGTGGTCCACATGAGCTTCTTGCAGGAGTATATAGCCTGCGCACTCAAAATGAACGTCGGGCGTTACACGCAATTCAGCCACAACTTCCATGTTTATCCCGATATGCCCAGGTTTGAAAAGATGTGGGCTGCCCCTGGTGATGGGAATAACCTGTACGCCCTGACTAAAGAAATACAAACAGGGCCTGAGTTGTTTACAGGGGACCACCGTAAGTTCTACAGTGTGCTCCGTGGCTGGCTGGAAAAACCCGACGATGAGCTCACTAGCTATCCATTTTTGTCTGTGGTAGCATACCCTATGTGGCAGGCATTCAAGTTTTACAAGGATGGAAGCCTAAATATGGCAAATCAATGGGCCGGGCAGATAGCCGCCCCTGATTGGAACTATGCTTGTGTGAGTTGGTTGCATAGACGAGGTGAAAAATGACAGCAAACGAACGTCAAGTGGACGGTGCTCACTACAAGGGCAAGCCGATACAGCACTGGGACTTCGTGCTTATGCACAAGATGCCCTACATGGAAGCACAGATTTTCAAGTACGTACTGCGCTGGAAGGATAAGAACGGCCTTCATGACTTACGCAAGGCCCAGCACTTTATCGAGAAACTGATAGAGTGGGAGCTTGCTGCACAGAAGCCTGTGGTTGACGTGTGCAGTGGCGCTCAAGAACCTACAGGTGACGTGCTGGCGCAGCAAGAAGCTGAAGACGCCCATCTGGAAGAGTGCAGGAAAGCACTCAGCAGTAAGGATGCCATGAACAGGTACATGAATCCTGATGCTAAAGAATTTGATACTGGTGAACCACAAGGCAAGGGGTATGTGGACCAAGACTAACAGATTGCTCCAAGTTAGCGGGAGCAGTCGGATGGGGTGCCAGTCTCCCCCGCCGACGCCTATGTGCGGAGCTCGCTGGCCCCGTTGCGCTTTCAGCCAGCCTAACCCCTTGTTTTTAAAGGGTTTTTACTGTGTGCCTGTCCAGTAGTCACTTTTTACCCCCTACCTACCCCCAAGGGTACCCCGTTTAAAACGCTCACGAGGCCGTACAGGGCGTCTTATTTGTTCCTACTTATGGCGCGGCTGCCAAACCACCACAAGACGCTCGCAGTAGCGAGGTATAGAACTGTAGCGATAATCTGGTCACGCATTTCCATGTTGTCTGTAGCAAGCGTGAAATAGATGGTGCCCATGAGGACTACCAGGGTTAGGGTCAGCAAAGGGCGCATCAGGCCACGTACTACATCGACGAACACTATCCAGCCACTGTCCCCTGTAGACCATCGTTGCCCTGCCTCCTTGTAGCTAGCTTCCAGTCCCGCCCATGCTGCAATAGCTTCCTTACCTTCTTGCTTCTTGCTCTCGATTTTGAGTGCAACTTCAGCCTCTTTGTCCATGTGGCGGAGTTCCATTTCCATGACCTTGAGCTCATGGCTTTGTTCCTGCTTGGCATTGAGAAACTTCATAACACCTGATAGCGCGGTACCAATGAGTCCAGTGGCTCCGCCCGTGAGTAGACTAAGTATGATACTCATGATACCTCCAGCAAAAACGGTTGCTTTCTCAGATGTTTAAATAGATGACGGGTTGTGGTGCGGCTACTCAGAACAGCGGTGAAACCAGATATATCTCCCACCTTATTTCCTGGCAAGAGGCACCCCCTGGTATGTCTGGGTATGTTGCCGGGATGAATAAGTATGTGGCTTCTATCGGGCACACCAGATACGAGGTAGACCCAACCGTATTTAGAAGAACGATGCCAAAAGCATTTGTATTCTCCGGGGGGTATACAAGACTCGTTGGGTTCGTTGTTTTTCCATGGAGGTTCAAGGACAAAAGCGCGGAAGCCCTCTGCAACGAGAGCGCCGAGGCTACACTCGGCTGTCTGTAGAAATCTATTTAACTGAACTTTCAATACGTTTGAGAACTACATCCTGCCGACGTAAGAGTACGTTAAGCGAACGCTTCAACAGTTTTAATTGAGTACGATCATTGGCGTATGCCGTACCATTATCAATACGTGCATCTATTACATCCATCTTGTGCGTTACCTGATAGATGGCAAAGTCTACATCTTCTGCTTGTTGTTGAAGTTCTATGCCAGTGATGCTACTTTGTAATTTTTCAGATTCCCCAGCAATGGCTCCCATGACAGCAAACCACGCGCCGAATGCTAGAGCTACGACAGTAGCTATGCCGGTGATGGATGTCGCTGTACCATTCCACTTCATGTCTTGATGATGTACATGGTGTAGACGTTGATGGGCCTGCTCTCGTTGCCTCCGGTAGAACCTGTATCCGCAGCACTTGATGCGCCGGTGTCAGCAGCACTGGATGCGCCGGTGTCAGCGGTACTTGGCTCAGCAGTAACCCCAGTAAGGGAGTGCGTGTGCGCTCCAGCAGAAGAAGTTGACGGAGAGAACTGAAGGGCGCCACTGCCAGACTTTGCAGCGCTCCCCTGTACGGAGGATATCACCGCACTATAAGTGTGGGTGTGCGCTCCGGCGCTAGATGTATCCCCAGCAGTCAGATCATGGGTGTGCGCCATAGTGTGAGTGTGGGTAATAGTGTGGGTGTGCGTGAGATCATGTACGTGCGCCCCACCTGCATCAGCTTGCTGCGTTCCTTGATTATCCCCAGTACCACCACCGCCTGCATCGGTGCGACCAGCAGCATCGGGATCCACACCTGCGCCGTGGTCCCAACCACGAAGAAACTTGCCACGAATATCTGGTACGTTAAAATTCGTACCTCCATCACCACCATATAAATCACCAATGGCAGTGTGAAGATTACCTTGAGCAGCGACTGTGTAGCTGGCACCATCACATTCTAACCAACCAGATGGAGCTGTTAGTCCCCCATAGCCGCTCATCATACCAGGAGGCGAACCTTCTGTCGGTCCCAAGTATAGCCCAGCAGCCGTGATACGTGCCAACACCGTACCAGTATCGTCCTGCCACTGATGTAAATCAGCAGTCTGCGTAGTATGTCCTTTGACAATAGCCTGTACGACATCAGCCGCAGTGTTACATACGAAAGTCTTGGTAGCTGTCAACCCCACAGCACTCAGGCGCAGGAATCTGGCACCAAGACGAGTAAGGCCCCAGTCCCCAGCAGTCTCTCTGTAGATGCCGCTGCCTGACTCACCATTGAATCTCACACCGGGAGCAGCTTCAGTGCCGTCAACGATACCGAGCGGTGCTCGCATATCCCCCTTACCATCGCGGCTGAGACTGTCTGTTAGCTCGGCCCCAATATCTTCCATGGTTGGGTTCGCCCAATTATCAGACTCTATAAGAGTCTGAGTTATGACTGGGTTGCCCGCTGGCAGCGAGTACACACCTGACGCATTACGTGACATGGTTATTCCTCATAATCTGTAAGTAAGACGCTGGCCGTGCCAATCTTAGGTTCTACAATGTCACGCATAGTCTTAGCAATAGCCTGCTGATTGCCGAGCTGCCCTCGGAAGAATTTTGACCCCATTTTAGTAGATCCAACTCCCGTGATACCGGCGAGAGGCAGAGCGACTGCTGCGGTAACACCGGGACTAGTATAGACTCCAGCACCCAAGCCAAGACCACCCAGCGTGCGTACCCACATGCTCTCTCTAGCAGGACGCATCACGTTAGTGGCATCTGCCGATAACTGTGACGCAGTACCAGTTTGATTAGCCATCATAGATGGAGTACTACGACTAGCCACCGTTGCAGCTAGAGCTTCAGCAGTAAGTTCGCCAGGAGTAGTTTGAAACACGTTGCCAGCAGTCTCTTCCAGCACCTGTCGTTCTGCATAGGCAGTGTCAAGTTGGCGCAAAGACCTTACTCGTTCTGGCCCAGCCCGCTTCTCTAAGAGGTCAGCAAGACTATCGCGCACCGCATTATACATGGCGATGGCCGACCTATTTTTACCAGCATCACCGCCCAGAGTAGCTTTGCTCACTCCATCAGCAGCCTCGGACATTATCTTCTTAAGTTGACGTCCAGTTACCATCGCCACGCCTTCTTCTGGAATGCCCTCAAGCAACGATCTCCTTAACCGTGCCCGCAAAGGTGCGTCAAACTCTGTACCTGCTGCCTCAAGAGCTTCGTCAATAAGGTTAATGATACCCGGAGCTTCAATCTCAACATCGTTAAGTAGCTGCCCGTAAGCATCATCAAACTGATCTCGTAGAGTGTTGAAGTACTCTGGGCTACCTACCCGATGCTCATTGCCGATGCTCGTCAAGTTTTTAGGTGAAGCATCCGCGCCAATAGCATCAAAGAGTTCTTGCCTGGCCCGCTTGCGCCCACCAGCAACTCCTGGGATTATACCTTCAGTATAGTCCTCAATATTCTTAATTATCTTAGCAGGAATTCCACCTTCAATAGCCTGTCCAAGAGTAGGAGTAATGTCGGAGTCCATTTCTAGACGTGAAGCGGGGGCGCTAGTATCAAACATACCAGTAGTAGCTCTACGACCAGCTTGCACGGCTGTACTAAGCCCTCCACCGAGGCCCGCACCCATGAGGGCATTCGTGAGGCGTGACTCTCCGGGCAAGACAGGTTGGGCAGCCATTTCAGTAGCGGCGACGCCCGAAGCAGCAGCGACTTTCGCTGCTGACCGTGGCAACGCCTTACCTAGAACTTTACCAGCGACTTGCTCAGCGGCACCCATAGGGAGGGCCAGGGTGCCAAGGTCGCTAGCAATTCTTCCCATCGTACCAGCGTTGATAAGACCCTGTCCTTCACCCATGCTTGCGCCTCTAGATAGCGAACGCCAGTCACGTATGTCCCTTTCATTCTGTTCTTGGTCGCCCACTCCCAGAATTTGTTTGACTCCCTGATATAGAGCCATAGGACCAGAGCCCAGCATAGCATCGGCGCGATCACCGTAATCCATGCCCCGCTCTTCCATCAACTCATTCATGACACGAGGCATTGCTCGCCGGCCAATATGCTGAGGCAGTCGTGAGGGCGGAGCCACCTCACCAGGAAGTTCGGGGACATCACTAGGCGGGCCAGGAGAGGCCACGACTCGGGCTTGTGCTGGGCTCGTGCTGGAACCTTGCAGAGCCAACCCCTCTGCAGACATGGGGTCGGGCAAGGCAGTCTCAGCAGCTTCCCGCTCTTGAAGCTCACGTAGCCGCAGCTTACGAAGCCGCGTGCGTTGTTCTTCAGTCAGTGCCATACTTAGCCTCTAGTCTGTCAAGCTCTGCCTCTTCATCTTCACTCATCTCCCCAGCTAAAGAAGCTTCCTCTTCCGGCTCTAGGTACGGGGGCATCGTGAACAAAGGCTCAGAACTAGCCCATTTGTAGTCTGGGCCAGCAATATCTTTTACAGCCTCTGGATTAAAGCTCGATTCAGCAGTAGCACGCGCTTGCCGCTCAAAGGAATCTTTGGCAATTTTCCCACGTTTTTTCAGAGCTTTAATGAGGTCTGCGGCAGGCATACCCTCGCTTACGCTAACCTGATTCCACATACGCTCTTCGTTGGCTGTGAAGGCGGAGCCAAACTTGGAGTGGCGTGCTTCCAATACGAGGTCGTACCCGTAGTCGCGCCACCACTCAGCCTGCGCACGCATCTCTGGAAAATTGTCAGAAATCATGGAGGCGTTGTTGGCTATCCAGTTCAGGCCCTTGCCCACCATAGTGAGGCCGGAAGCATACTCTGGTTTCCATTCCTTAATACCGCGCTCGTAAGCCATCACCTGATCGACCTGATCCCCCAGGTCTGTTTGAATGGAGGGGGGTAGAGCTCGCGGCGTGAACTTTTGTCTGTACGCAAACTTTCTGCCTCTCTCCCTTTCTGCTGCTCTGGCATCTAACTTTTGCTGTCCAGATAAAAGTCGGTCTGCTCTTTGTTTAGCCCGCAGATTTCTATTCTTTTCCTTTAGAGCTTCAGCGGCTATCCTCCGCGTATTAGCGAGCTCCGAAGCAGATAAGGTCGCCTTAGCCTTAGCTCCAGCTGCCCCTACCAGGGCTGATGCTTTCGTAGACGCCAGGGAAGAGGCTAGCGCCCCTGTCTCACGCCGAGCTGCCCTAGCATTTAGAGCATTGGTCAACGAATTCAACTGGCCCCCGCGTACACGAGTCTCTTGTGCCTGTAGCTGAGTACCGACATTCTGAGCTCCGGGTATGCCAGACAGACCCAGCGCCGTGTAGCTGAGATTCGGTTTGGCAGCCGCCGCAGCCATAGCGTCAATCTGCTTTAGCTCGCTTTGGCTTAGCCCATAAGGATTGTCAGATTCAGCCACGACTACCTCCCAGACCTGCCTGCTTCAGGAGTTATCATAGCCCGGTCTGTGTTAGAAGGGCCTCCATCCTGCGACTTCAACCAGTCAGCCAACAAGCCAGCCTGTGTCTCTCTTGCTTCAGCACGCTCAGATTTCTGCTCCTTCTCCTTCTGGCGTACGACGTAGGCTTGTATCAGTTTGGCCCCGCCCTCGGTAATGCTCGCAGGTACGTAGACATTGCCCACCATCCTACCTCGGATGGGTTCCAGTGCAGACTCACGCATACTGTCAGCAATCGCACCTTGCCGTGCGCCCTGCTGAAAACGCTCCTCGCTGGGCAGACCGCCAGCCATGATAGCCATGTCCGCTGGACGTAACTGCTGGGGAGCTACTCCAGCGTTTATAGCTGGACCCTGCCCTGCCAGCCCCAGCCCACTTTGAGGTCGCTGAGCGGGGACGGGTTGTTGCTGACGCATCGCAGCGGCCATCTGCGCTTGCACGTTAGGTGCTTGCTGAGGACCACCGGGTGGATAAGGCATCTGTGCTCCGGGAGGACCGGAGGGATAGGGCATAGGCTGCCCTGTACGTGGATCAATGGGCATAGCCGAGTCCTCTCATGTTCACGAATTTAATACCATCAACCTCACCGACCAAGTCTGGACGTACTTGCTCAACTTCCTGAGCAATCGGGCCGAAGTACCAGTCGTCAGACCAGATGTACTGGAATGCGTACTGCGGAATGCCGTCGTCATAGTAACCTACGTGCTCCAGGTTACGCTTAACACGCAGGTCGCACATCATGGCGCTGCTGCCCATGCTCATAGCCCCAGACATGAGGGCATCCTTGCTGGCCTGCTGAGTATTGAATATGTCCATCTCAGCTTGGCCTTGCATCTGAGCAGCACTCAAATACTGCGTATCGGCAGCCCTGCCAGCTTCCTTAAACCCAGGCATCGTTGGCTGAGATACCTGCTGCCCAGTCAACAGAGCATTCAGCTCGTTGAGGGGGAGGTTACGCCCCTGTAACCCTTCGGCAATCTGCATCTGGCGCAGGTTGTTCGCATAGCTGGCACCTGTCACATCCATGCCTTGCTCTGCACCCTGCATCTGCTGTACGCGCTGGCCCTCAGCCCCAGCCTGGGTCATGAAGCCCATCTCCTGCCTGGATTCCTGATCACTTTGCTGGCGCATCGCGTTTCTGTACGCCTCGCTGCCCGCCGTGATACCCTGGTTCGCGAGTTGCGTTTCCATACGAGCGCGGTCTTGGGCACGCTGAGGGGCAGCCATGTTCTGCATGTTCGTGAAGGCTTCGTCCCGATAGGCCCCAGGTGCCTGCGGGTCGCGACCTCCCTGTAACCCTTGATAGTCTCCGTATTGACTGAAGTCAAAGGGGTCTTTTGTACCCTCTTCAACGCGGCCCAGCATATCTTGAGCAAACTCACTGCGGCCACTCTGAATATTCAGCTGAGCATCCAAGGCACGCTGCGCTTCTGGTATTATCGAGCTTGTCTGCTTGGAGGTAGTGTACTCCTTGCCGGTGACGGGATCTACGGTGGTACCATAGCTCCACAGCTGACTACCAAACGGAGTAACTTGCTCCGGTCGGTTGTAGTACATCTGTTGATTGGCAGCCTCTTGCGAGGACTTAGCCTGTTCTTCAGCAGCACCTCTGTAATCAGGCGGTTCTGGTGGTGATGCTTTTCCCATATCGCTCTCCTAAGCTGAGCCATCTCTGCACTCGGGGGCTGCCCCGATGCAGGCGTAACATAACAAGATCTTCCCCGTCAGCGTAGCCGTCGGGTATACGTGCAAATTCTTCAAAACCTATGTTAGTGTCCATCTTCAGGGCAGTATCGTTGTTAGCGTTCACTACTCCGATTAGCCAAGTAAGATCAAGCTGGATAAAAGGATAATAAAAAGTATACCATAGAAACTCACGACGCATCCAGTATTTTCCTTCCGCGGCGACATGGATTTGCGCGGTCTTGCCATTGACGTCAGTGTATCCCACCACAGCCTTCAGCATACCGTGCTCTGTCCATCCTATAGCCCGAAAATCGGCAGAAAATGACACGGTGACCCGCTCATTGAGCCACTTGTGCATGAAGTGCCTGCCGTTGGTAACAATCACACGAAGCCCCCTTCCTCAAACCCGAAGGACCAATGCGTAAAGATCGTACCCCCTACGCCGCGAACATTCATGGCTAGTGAACCAAAGAATCCGACTCCCTCAACACCTATCCATGCCTGAAACGTTCCTGCTTGTCCCGCCCAGAGAGCTATGTCCCATTTATCAATATCCCATTGTGCCCCTTCTGTTGGTTCTCCAGCTCCTGGAGAACCTGGGATGACGTTAAAATTAAACTCTGTGTACATGAGTAGTTGCACAGCAGGAGCAACGGGAGATTGAAACGTAGGCTGAACAACTTGGAATTTCTTTAATTTAGCCACCCCGAAGTTATGAAAACCAGTTTGTATTCTACCAGTAATCTCATCAGAGGTACTTTCAAAATCTAAATTGTCTACGTTACCTTCCAATATCTGATACACGTTGCCGTCGCTATCAGAACTATACAAGTCCTCCTGAAACATACCCAGAGTTTGCTGGGGGAGGTCATTTAAGTTCCCCCAAGCCCGAGAGTGTACGTTGGCTGCCCACATTTGTGACTCAGTGAGCAATGCAGTGATTGGTTCTTTAACTATAAACAGTTCTTCTCGTGAAAAATAATGAACTTCCCATTGTTCAGTATTCAGTGTGCGATTAACCACACTAGAGAGGACGGTCTGGACTGGATAGCCCAATGATTCAGGTGATGCAAGGTTTACCGCGCCTTGAAATAGCACACTAAGATCAATAAGCCCTATTTCACATAGTACCTTGACATCGCCACCAGACTTAATAGCAAGCCGTCGTCCAGTGGGCAAACTGCCAAGATCCCAAATGCCGACCATTGCAAAGGTGTCGGCATTTGCAGGGTCGGTTCCCTGGTAGACAATTACGTCGCCCTGAGACCCTAACACTATCAAGAAGTCATCAATGCCATCACCGCCGTCACGAGTCCAGGACACTAGCTGTTTTATGTGACCACCCTGGCGCATATAGGGGCCAAAGTCGAACTCTTGCACCTCACCCACAATCTCGTTAACAGGTAAGTAGTAAGCCTTCGTACTCTCCTGTGGCACGAACCACAGTCGCCGCTTCCACGACATGATGTAGTCAAGTTCCAGAGAATCAAAACCAGCAGGGCCAGTCATATTTCCGTTCTGTAGCACCCACTCATTCGTAGCATCGTAAGTGTAGTAGCCGTTGAGATCACCTACTGCGCAAAGGAAGTTCTCGCCAAGGTTGGAGAACGGTATCCACGACCATGTATCGGTGACAAACTCAGTCTGTGTAGCGAATGTAACGTCAGGAGTAGGTTTGACAGCGTTATCCTGACGTGAAGTGATGTCATAAATTCCTTCATGGGTGACGCCCCACAGCCGACTATCATCTGGATCACGCGCTTCATATGGCATGATCGTGTTAATACGAAATTCAAAAGTATTCTGATGAAGCTGGAAACCGTGACGTAACTCAACCCCAAAAGGCTTTACAATGAAGTTGTCAAGCCGAACAGCGTCCTTATAATCCATCTCAGCAATGGACTTTTGAGAAGTAAGTCCACGAACAGGCGCTCCAGACGTAACCCGTTGCTGGAGATTAGTCTGGCCGGACCTTATGGTCCTGGCACTTCTAGCTAGTGGCTGAAGAGGCATCAGACTCCGTAGTTCGTGTCAGGAATATTCCAGTAATCCAAGTAACGATAACCCGTGCGGTTAATGAGGCTGAGCACGGGGGCGCCTTGGTCAATTGTGAAGCGTTGTCCAAAGGCCACGTTGAAATCGCGCATAGCAGCGGCGCTGTCAAACCCCTTGACCTCTAACCACTTGGCTTTCGCCAGATAGTAGGTCAGGTAGTTGTCCAGCAACATGATATCCCCATTCTTAGTGGCGATGTTCTTGTATAAGCCACTGTCATCAGCATCTTTTACCCAGCCCTGGCTGATGTACTCCATCGTTATCGTTTGCTCTTCGGCCGGTGGGCTTTTGATTTCCCACTTGTTGCCCTTTATCCGCCAGAGGAGCCGGGTAACAAAATCCGCAGTACGGACTGTAACCCTTTGCCAATCTTGCGATAATACGGGGCCAATCATAGGCAACTGCTGGCTGACATTCCATTGACTCTGGTCCTTAAAGGCAAAGAAATCCTCGGGTAAGTCGACGAATATACTGGACTCCGGGGGTTGTTCCGTTGCCTGTATGGTAGTGCTGAATGTGGTGAGCATCTGCTGCCAGTCGTGCATACCGAGCAAGTCAGTACCTGCCTGATTTACAGACTGCACCATCTGCTGCACAGCGGGGTCGTTTGAACCTACTGCGTCCGTTACGTTAGGAAATCCCACCGCAGAAAGTGTACGGTTGACTACGTCCAGTAACGATTCATCCCGTGTAATTTGAAAAGCCACTTATGCCTCCTCGTCAATCCCCACCGACATAGGCGTTACCACTTCGTCAGGAACCTTCTCTACCACAGACTGACCCGCCAGCATTGCCGCCACCTGCTTTTTCAGGAGCTCGATTTCCTCGTCACGACTGGAGAGCTTATCCTCCAACTCCTGGGCATTGACCCCACGGTTAGCGGCGTCAAGGTAGTCCTGCGCCTTCTGTTTATCCGTCTGGAAACCCATGAAATTCTGACCGATGGCGTCGGCTGCTGTGGCAAGCTGCTCCACAGTATGAATCTTGAAATGCCGGTACTCCTCGACTCTCCCTTCGGGCATCCACGGCAGCAACTTCAAGGGAGTGCCCACCTGTTGCTCGGACTTGCCCTGCTTGAATAGATGGTACCTGCTGGCGAACCGCTTGAGATCCAGATCCCGAATAGGGCGGTCAACCTTACTCAGCTTGTTGCCGGGGGCCTGGATGGTAATCCAATCTTGGTCCTTGTAGATAGGCCGCTTTGCCTCGTTACTGGCGAGCTGGTCAAACACAACCTGTGATCTGAAAACCACAAACAGACGATCATCATAACGCCACATCTGTGAGTTTGTTGCACTTGCTTCGTCTACTTCACGAGAATCCATTACATTAGGTGGTGCGCTCATTTTATTTTTCCTTTAGGTTAGGTGGGACTTAGCTCTGTAATGGCGACTTCACCATTAGCATTCAACGGAATGGCGTTAGTTTGTTCAGTAACTGGCCCTGAACCAACAGCAATCCTACCTGCCGCTGTAAGAGGCCAGCCATTTACAAAGATTACTGGCACATCAAACTCAATAGCCAGGAAACCAAGTGCGACAAAAGGAAGTCCTCTTGAAGTGCCAGTAATGGCGGCGACGCTGTCAACGCCAACAATTCCGTCATTGGTGATGGGGATGCCGTTGGTGAAGGTATCGGTGGGACCTTCTTCTACAATGTGCATCAGGCCACCACCGTCGCGGGCTATACCTTCAAGTATCTTGCTAGCCATCAGCTGATTAGGGCAGTGGTGAGCATCTTACTGTCTGGGTCAATAGCTCGGCCCCAGTTAAAGAAGCTTAGAGGGGGTGCAACGTATTCGACATTCTGAGCTCCCAAGTTTGTCACCTGCCATCCACCGACAACGTGGTCGCCTTCCAAGGTATTCTCTATTATCCTCACTCCGTCGTGCCTATGCGCTATTCCTCGAATGTACACGCGGTCCATTGCCTCGTCATCGATCACAACGTAGAGTAGTCCTGCGTTAGTATGCGCCGTGCCCGCAATATATACAACATCAGCGGGTAAAGGAGTGGAGGGGACGAAGAGTACTACTGTACCCACAACACCCTCTGAGGTGAGCAACGTGCCAGCCAAGTGGATATTGTCTCCCAAATCGGTCGACGGAGCAATAAGGTTCGCAGCAGTGCCGGTGATAACATACGCGCCTGCCTCTGCACCAATGACTCTCTGGTGCTTAAACGTGACAGCAGTACCAGTAACAGAGTACGAACCACTGACTGCATCAATGACACTGTGGTGTTGAAGATCGGCAGCAGTACCACTGACTGTATACGCACCACCGACTGCACCGAGTATCCTATTATACTCAGTATTAGCAGCCGTTCCTGTAACAGAGTACGCTCCTGCCTCTGCGTCGATAGCACCAGCAAGAAGTTTCTTAAGAGTGGCGTCAGTACCTGTGAGAGTGTATGCCCCAGCAACCGCTGTAAGGATAGAGTTATGTTCGAGATTCGCAGCAGTACCCGTGACTGAATACGCTCCAGCCACTGCATCAATTGCGCTGTGATGCTCAAGTCCTGCTGCTGTACCAGAGATGGAGTAAACACCACCGACCGCATCAATGACACTATGATGCTCGGTGTTAGCAGCGGTACCAGAGATAGAGTACGCTCCACCAACTGCGTCAAGAATTCTCTGGTGCTTGAAAGTAACGGGGGTGCCCGTAACAGAGTACGCACCACCGACTGCGTCAAGAACAGCACTGACTGTCGTAGTCGCATCCGTACCACTAATCGCATACGCGCCACTGACCGCGTCAATGACCCTGCTGTGCTTGAAAGTAACAGCAGTGCCAGAGAGAGAATAAGACCCACCAACTGCATCAATGAGCCGATGGTGTTCGAGATTAGCAGCAGTGCCCGCAACAGAGTACGTCCCACTAACTGCATCAATTGCGCTATGGTGCTCAAGACTAGCGTCAGTACCTGTGACAGCATACGCGCCAGCAACCGCACCGAGTATTCGATTATACTCAGTATTGGCAGCGGTTCCTGTGACGAGATACGCACCACTGACCGCGTCGATTGCTGAATGGTGTTGAAGATCAGCAGCGGTTCCTGAAATTGTATATGCGCCACTGACTGCATCGAGTACTGAATGGTGCTCAGTATTAGCATCCGTTCCACTGATTGAATACGAACCACCGGCTGCATCAATAGCCGAATGGTGCTCTGTATTCGCAGCAGTGCCAGTAACAGCATACGCTCCAGCCTCTGCACTAATCGTAACGGCGACCGCCGCCAAAAAGACGACACGCAGCCTTCTCGAAATAAGCTGGTGTTGGAGTCTATAGACTCCAACACCATGCGGAAATTTATCCACGCTTCGTTACTTCGTTGTTACCCGCCGATGCGCCCCGGACCGACTGCTGTGCGATATTGCTTACGTTTACAGACGTCACACTCGATTATCATCATATCGGGTGTCTTGGCATCTGCGTGGGTTTTCCAGAGCGACACAGCGCTCGTGTCCACGTTGCGGCAACAGGCTTTCAGTGCCTTGTTTGCTTTAATGCCATCGGTGTAGCGGGCTTCCAGGACCGCGTCCTTAACCTTCCGAGATTCTCCAATTTGTACTCTGTCCGGCATGATAGCCTCCTTTTATTGTATGGTAAAGACCTCAGTTCCAAAGTCCACTGTGAAAGATTCACCGTCGTTAATAGTGACGGAAGAGCCGTGATCCCACCAGGAGATCAATGGATCTGTTTTGACCCCTGTACTCTGGTTGTAAAGCGCGATGTACTGAAGGGGACCAAACGACCCACCAACAGCAGTCCACGTAACGTCTGACCCCAAAAAGGAGCCGATGCCACCAGCTTCACTGTAACTGGCCGAAATATCGGAACCGCCAGCGGGATAACCAAACTGCGCTGTGATCTCAGCCAAATCCGCCTTGACGTTATCCAACGACGCACTCGGTGCATCATTGCTGGCATAAACGTGGTAAGTGTCGACATTGAGATTATGGACTACTATCCCAAGGTCTCCGACAAAAATTTCAAACTTGTTGTAAGCAGCCATATCAAATCTCCACTATTAACCAAACTCTTCCCAGCATACCCAGCCTGAGAGTGTAGGCGTTGCCGCCGTGAACATACCAAATGCGAACCCGTCACCGGCATTCGCTCTGGGCCTCGTTTCCGGCGTGTAAACGTGCCCGACAGGGCCGAGCTGTTCCCATTGCCAATCCATGAGTCCTCCGCCGCCCGCACCTGGGGTCGTATCCTCAGTACGGAAAGTAGCAGTTACCGCACTAAAACGCTCATCGGCAAGTTCCTCAGTACCAGGAGCAACACCCCCAGTTCCCGCAGCCGTAATTCTATGTAGATCGACGTTAATTATGGCAGCCGCGATAGCAGCACTTGTGATCTCAAAGCCATGCAAAAGAATCGGACTACCAGAACCGGCAACTACTGACCAAATATCCTGAGTTACATCTGAGGCCAGCACTACATTAAATTTTTGATAAACAATTCTACCCATAATCACATCCTCAAAAGTGTGTCTGGTCTCTTTGTATAAAACGGAAGAAAGAGAGCAACCTCTTCTACAATCGTGATGTTTGGCGTCTCGGTGATTGTATCTGGAACAGTGTCGTCATACAAAACGCGGAAGGCGTAGGACACTTCTCTAGCAGCCGGGACGCCCTCAATACTCCAAACATCTTCACGGTTGCCGTTGTCGGCAATATCGGTATCGGTAGTAGAAGGATTCTGAGCCGCTGTTTCTTCAATCCGCCCGCCGCCGAATGTACCTGACATTCCAGTGAGGCGCGCAGTCGTAGAGCCCGGAGTCGCAGCACCCAGCACCATCTGTAATGCTTGCGGACGGTGGAGCGTGATCGCGGCCGAGCCAAATTCATTCGGAATGCTTGTTAAAACAATGATGAACCGCTGTCCTGGGCCGAGAGTCTGAAGTTCGTCAAGCTCCGCACCGGAGAGCTGGGTCAGGTCGAGATTAATCTGCGTGTCGTTCCAGGTGTTGACCGCCGAGCTGATGTCCACCTCGTTGGCGCTGCCGGCGAGCGTGTTAGCATCTGACAGGTAGATGGTGCCACTGGTCTGCGTGCTTTCAAAACCCGACCCGTCGACATCAATGTCGGCGTTGTCCATGTCAAACTCATTCGGGACAATAGCGGTAATGCCGACGCCTGCGTCATGAATAAGCTCACACGCGCAGATCACCTGCCGGTTCGGCGTCGTCCAAGTACACTCACACGCTATGGTAGTCGCACCAGCAACTTCGTCATCGGCCAGACTTCCAGTAGCACTTGCGCCAGCTTCTTCTTGCTCGGTTTGTTCTACTAACGTGCCACCCCAGGCAGCCGTTCCTCCGTTACCCATACCGGCAAAAGCGACAACAATGGCGTTAGCGGCTCCCGTTACGATGTCGCAGGCGGTAAGCGGATTCGGTGTCGACGACGTTGAACTATCGGTATCGGTGTTCGTCGGTGTGGATTGACCTACTGATTCGTAAGAGGCGGCATGGACTGTTGTCGCTCCTGTGGTATTACTGACAGCAATCGCACTACTGCTGGCCGCTTCGATCCCCGCATCATTCAGATAGAATAGTGTAACTCGACAGGGCAGCGCGGGATTAACCTCAATGTCGACGACCTCGGCCATCGTCTCGCCACCATAAGTGGCGGTGGGCGTACCGAGATCCGAATCTTCTTGTTGAACACCGACGATCAGGCAACGATTAGTCCCCGCACTAACGGTATAGTTGAAGCCAGAGCTGGTAGCTTGTGCTTCAGCAGCGTCTAATCTCGTACCCATTAGGGGGTCCAGCCCTCGTCAGCACGTTCCCAATAGTTCTGCTTATCCAACTCGACGCGGCTATCCCAAAATTCTTCGCTTTCCACGTTGTTGACGTTACGCTTTCCTGAAGCCTCACCGGGATCATCAATCTCAAGATGTTGTTTCCCGTTCCTATCAGTCTCGACCACAACACGAACAATGCCGCTGTATCGCTTCGTGTCGTCTCTGATCGGGTGGTACTCGTAATACCAGATAGGTTCGCCTAGTTGCGTCACGTTTCCCATTACGGCACCTTCCGCCATTCACTCGCTGCGTCCGCAGTTTCCTTGTACTGAAGCTCTCCGGCCTCTGCATCAGGATCACCAATATACTGACACCCAACTCTTAATTGAGTTATCACCTCTCTTGAGCGATTTATGTCTGCATTCTGAGAGTCGATAGCGACCGCTCCTGACTCAGTACCGTCTTCGTAAAATCGGAAACTGTCTTGCTCACGATCAACAGTTGAACCCACACGAAGCGCGACAGTGGGACAAAACCATTGCTCTGTATTGGCTGTATACGCACCCGGGTTTTCAGGGTTGGAAACAGAGAGGTCATACGCAGCCGCCAGCGAAGCTCCATTACCTCCACCGAGAGCAATAACATCGCCCAAACCACTAGGACTGGTGTATCCAGTCGGAACAGCTATAAATTCCCCGCCTGCTGAATCCCATGTAGCAGAAACGACTACCGTAGAGTCAGCATTCGTCAGAGTGATTGAGGCTGGATTAGCAGTGCCATCCCCTGAGACTATCGTTGTGGTGGCGTCAATAGGTGTCGTAGTATCCACACCGCTGAACGCGAGCATTTGGGCGCAGATACCCGTAGAACCTGCCGTGGGCGTGATGGTGTAGCTTGCAGGCTCACTATCTGCTATGCGCCACCAAACTGATGTACCTGGAGGTGAAGGTGCGGCACCGCCTGTCTCCTCGTTATCAACAATTTGGTTCCAACCTGTAAGAGTATTGAAACCACCATCGTCACCATCAGCCGTAACACCGAACAACAAAAGAAAATCGTCATCATTAACACCGCCGGGAACATTGATGGCAAGAGATGTAGAAGCGGAGGGTGTACCAGCTTCCGTCGCTGCTATAAAGGCGATAGTCATCAAGCAGGTCCATACACGCCCGCTAAATCAGTTTTACGCGTTCTCGCTGAGCCACGCATATTGACCGATTTCGATGGTCTTACCAGTATGGTTGTAGAAACCCGTGGCACCATCTTGAGCACCATCAGCCAACTGAGCATCGGCCTTATGGAAAATTATGTCAGCATCCTCGTTAACATCCTCCAAAATGGGGCCGGTACCCGTGCCGAGGCGCGCCTGTATCGGCTGCTCACCATCCACGAAACCTAGAACACCGGAGTCCAAGTCACTACCAATGTCCACTTCATCGTACACCTCTTGAGTGCCGATGCCAATACCGCTGCACAGCCCACCGAGAGGTTGACTGGCATCGGAGTCTTTGATTGAACCCACTTTACCTGTTGCAGCCATCTAATTTCTCCTAAAAAAGTGGGTAGGGGCGAACCCCTACCCGAAACAACCCACCACCTGAGTTTACGTCAGGTCAAAGAGGCGACCCTGGAATTGACGACCCGAGCAGGTCAGATTTCCGGCCCAGCCCAGGATCTGCACTTCAGCATCCTGGTTGATAGCGTACCGCTTACTCGGCATCAAGGCCACCATGTTCCGGTCCCTGTGCGGGCGCAGGAAGATGTACTTGGTGTTGAGCATCCACGCGGTGTCCGTCGGAGCGAACCCGCCGATACCACCGTCCAGAACGCAGTCGGCGTCCATGTACTTGAGGGTCGGGAAGCCCAGCTTACCGACTTCGGTGCCGGCGAAACGCTGGAGGCTCTGCAGACTGGAAACGTAGAAGTTCCAGAATCCGGAATCCATCGGAATCAGATCGGGGCGGTCACTGCCTCGGACGAGGCTCGCCCATGCCTGGTTCATCAGGTTCTGGACGTTGGCTGCCGTGAGGTTGCCACTGTTGACCACAGCCGAATCGAATGCACCCGAAGACCAGAAAGCGAAGGAGCCAGGGTCGATACCGCCATAGGTACCCACGCCGCTCTCGAGAACTGCGAGGTCCAGACCTTCCAGCTGCTTGCCACCGTCGCCGGTGCCATCGGAGTACACACCCTCGGAAAGCTGGTTCACCATTGTGGACTCCGCCACGGACAACCGGCCTTCCATAAGGTCAATCATACGCTCGCGGCCATTATTCTGGAGCATTTCCAGACCGGACATGACCACCGGAGTTGCCAACTGGCGAATGTTGTACTCGGCCGCGCTGATGACGTCCTGCGCTGCCACGGGCAGGAGGTCGTAACCCGAATACCAACCGGCATTGGAGTTCTCGGCGAAGCTGAGTTCTTGATAGATAACGGATCCGCCACCAAACGGCTTCACGTTGCCCCGATCTTCGAGGCGCTTGAGTAGCGCGTTGTTCTTGGTGACGTTATCCGCGATTTGCCGCGTACGACTCTCGATGGTCGTAGCGATGATGTCGGATACGTTTGGAAATGCCACGTTAGTCTCCCATAAATGAGTGGATACCTACTCGGTTTTCCTCTACTGGGCTGGGCTATGAACCCTTTGCTGTAGAGACTCCCCAAGCGGGAGACTAGTCCATGGCATTAGCATCAAAGGAAGCTTCCAAGGCTCCGCGGAGTGATGTGGACTTTGCTGCCGCACGCCCTGCGTCTGGTGACGTACTGACAACTCCCACACTCTTCGCTTTCGCCGCTTTAGCCGCCTCGTCTTTTTTCTGAGCTTCGCTTTGCAGCTTACGCTCTGAGACGATCTGTGCTATGTCACTGTGCAACAATATAGCACGGTCGTATGCCTCTTGTAAAGTCATATTTTGGCTCCGCATTGCTGCGGCTTCCAAAAGATTTGCCATATCACCTTTCACATCCATGTAAAATTCGTTTTCAGGTTTCTCTTTAAACGCAGCTATCTCCTCGTTTATATTGATCTGCTGAGTCTCAGCTTGAGTAACCTGCTGATTCTGGTAACTGCTCATGAATTGGTTGACAGGAGCCAGAGCCTTGTTGATGGCCTCTACTACGCCAGTGCCAGCTCCTGCTCCTGGTGGGGCACCCTGAATCTGCTTTGTAAGAATGCCGTCCAACTGCTCCACATCCACACCATACTGCTGAATGATTCCAGCTACAAGAGCGGCTTTCTCAGGAGC